TAGAAGGTTCCGCAGGATCGTTGTTGGTACGTTTGGAGTCATCATCATTTCCTATCTTATATTCGCCTGTATCAAATGCATCCTGAAGTATATGAGCTAGCACATCTCCAATATAGTTCTGGAAATCAGCAGACTCAGTGAGTCCTTCATCTCCTTCTATTAACGCCCACATGAAAGACAAAGTAGCATCTTCTTCGTCTTCGTTCACCTTAGCTGAAACTTTAGAATATTGGTACTTAGTTCCAGCATAAGATGATGTTAATAGTTCAATTGTGTACATCGTATCTTCAGGACGCTCAATGAATTTGTAATCGTCTTGTGTTATATTATACACTGTTTTACTCCGCTTGTACATCATTAAATAATTCTGCTTCTTCACCTAACATTGACTTCAATCCAATAGTATAATGCGATCGAATATATTCTTTCAAGTTAGTCTCTTTAAAGATAGGTTCCCAGAACTCTTTACTAAGCGTATCTTTCTCACGGCATTTAGGATCAAGAAGTTCACCAGTTTGTTGATCTACACGACAGTACCATCCGACAGAAGGTTTAGCAACAAAGTTACCTGCCATTGCAATATCAAGTAGACCAGAGTATTTCTCAATACCACCATCCCATGTGACAATAACTGGAATCTTAGATTTCTCCTTTACAAAGCGAGACTTTTCAACGTTAACAATAAAGTTATAACCTTTGATCTCTGTGCCGACTTTGTTCTGTTGGCGACCAATGATCCAGATGTTATCAGCTGAATAGTAAATACCTGTGCCACCAGAAACGATAGCTTTAGGGAACAAACCAATCTCTTGGTAGGTATGATTAACTGCGATACATGGGATATTCTTCATTGTAAGGTATGGCGTAACCATGCGGAACAAGCCTTTAAGAGCTTTTGCACGTGACATATCTGCAACTGATTTCTCGTTCTTTGCATCTTCTAATTCTTTCTTAGATGCTAAGTTACCTATAGAATCTATAACGATAATGACACGATCTTTGTTTTCAATAGCTTCAAGCTGTGATACTATATCAAACTTAAGTTTCTCTACATCCATAATAGGTGTATGAAGAATGCGATTAGTATCAATACCAAATGATTCGAAGTATGTTTGAGGTGAGCCAAACTCTGAATCATAGAACAACATGATTGCGTCTGGATGTTTGTTCATATACGCAGCAGCCATTAGCAAAGCAAATGATGTTTTAAAGTGTTTTGACGGACCAGCGAGAACAGTAAGACCTGAGCCTAAACCGCCATCCGGATCGCCAGATAATGCTACGTTGATCATGGGTACTGGTGTACTCACAAAATCTTGTTGTGAAAAAATCTTAGAGTTAGCGAGGATGTCACTACCTTTAATCTTTGAATTACTCTTAAGCCTATCCATTACAGACATTGTATTCTCCTACTGGTTTCATTTATTAGAACTATTATAACACAAAGTCCTTGAATTGTACACTGTTATTTTCATTTATTTTCTGCATCAAGAACACGCTGTCTCAAATCAGATGATGAGAAAGAATGCTTGCGCTTATTGTAATGAATCGGGCAAAGCCCTTTACCTGTATGATCAGTGTTTTCGTATTCTTCGCCTACGATTCTTATATCAGGTTGGATAGTCAAAATCATATCAATGATTTCTTGTTCAGTAGAAAAAGGAATAACTTCGTCAACGTACTTGCAACCTGCAAGCTGAACGTATCTTTCGAAAGGGGTTTGAATTGGTTTGTTTTTAATATCTGGTCGCTCTAGCGTTGGATCAGTTAGTAACCCACAGATAAGGTAATCGCACATTGACTTAGCTTCTTGAAGCATAACAATATGACCTGCATGTAATAAATCAAATGTTGAACAAGTAAAGCCGATTTTGACGTCAGGCGGCATAATATTTAATTCACTAGCTATTTTAGAAATGTTTACAAACATTTTTCACGCACTCCATTATATGATTTTTGTCAGGATGATACTTATAAACTCTAGTAATCTCAGCGATAACTAGCACCATAAGCTGATCTTTATTTATCTCGTTAAACAGCGCGAGATATTCAAACGTTGCTACATAAAGCTTTGGGCGGTAATTGTTAATAACTAAACTTGCAATAAGCTTAGCACAATCAATTTCAGTACAACCAAATACATCAGTAATAGGATCAATCAGCGTCATAGTATCTTCTTTGCCGTTGAATAACATATTCTTGATACCGAAGTCACCATGTGCAAACGTTCTATTGTATGTTCTAAGAGCGCGCATATCACTTACGTTATCGATCAGTTCTTCTTGGCCTGAATTGATAGCATGAGCTTCTATGCGATCTATATATGATTCATAAGTTATATTGTCTATTGCTTCCCAATGAAATGGTAGTGGATCTAGCACTTTCATAGCATCAAGCTTGTTTTGAATAAGGGCAAGAGCCATATGAAAGTTATCATCAAAGTAACCTTCGTCGTGCTCGATGTAATCCATAGTAATAGTTTCACCAACGATTCTATGTACATTTGGTGTGGCAATACCCTTTGCTTTAGAAAACCAATCACCTGTTGCATGAGCTCTAGTATCTTGCTTATGTACTAGTTTACCATCTGTGTAGATTTCACCACCAGATAAACCACCCTCAAGATCACGTATGTTTACTTTAAGAAAGTCTTCTGGTAGGATACCCTTATCATCTATGTAGTAAGCTGCTAGAGGCTTGTCAAATGAAAGATCACTGTACTTAACATTATGATCCTCCAACCAGCTAGCTATGCTATTGTAGTACTTGGCAGCTGCTTCTTGCCTACTTGAACATGATATAGATCCACGAGCTGTGAAAATATCAATCTGCCATCCTTGATCATATAAGTTATTAAGCTTATCAATTAAAGGTTGATTAGGAAGAGCATCATTAAAGTTACGGTTTTGGTGAAATGCTAAGGTATCATCAAAATCTACAACTATTCGTTTATGGTACATTAAAAAAATCCTTCAAGTGTTGCTGGCTCTATCGCTGGTGGCTTAACAGCAGATTGCTTTCCATCAACAAGTGTAAGTGCCAGCCTTTCAATTACTGTTTTAGCTGATGTAATAAGTACTTCACCATTAGCACGACGTTCACTTGCAGACGGAAAGTAATCTGATATAGCCTTTACAAAATCTATCTTATCGTTTCTTTTACCTTTTGATAATACAAAATTAAGAAAGTTTTTACCGATTACGTCAATATCATTAAACTTGTAGATAAGTTCACGACAAGCTTTAGTACGTGCTTCCCATTCTTCTTTATCATTAGAAATACGTTCTAACTCTACAGCAAGTTCTGCTTCACATGTAGCTTCGGAAACAAGAGGTCCATAGTATTCACCCCACAGTTTACCTTCAGGTGATCGAGCGTTTTCTGCAAAGTGTCTGCTGATAACTGGAACGGTCAATAGGAATGATTCAATCACAGTATATTCCATACGATTACCATACTCACTTTGATCCCTTAGACGATAACCACACCAAGAAGCCATAGACTCACCAAGGTTTTCCATACCCCAAGAGTAAATGTAACGATCATAACTATTCATTCGTACATTGTTAGGTGCACCAACCTTTTCCATTTCCTTAGGAGGCACAGAATACTTACCATTCACAAGAAGAGAATGAATAAGGATTCGAGGTTTAAAGGTCTCTGTATATGGCGCTGGATTTGTAGCAAGGTCGTTAGTTATATGTGAAACAGACGCAATTGATTTTTCACAACCAATCAAAGATAAATCCCAGTCTGCAGTCAAATGTGGTTCAATGCGAGGGATTAGTGCAGGATCTTTAATAGAAGACATACGTCCAATATACAAGAAGTGCTTACGACGATCTTCAAACGATTTACGATATTGATCGTATTCATCAGTATGAACCCAGATTGGATTTTCAATGATACGGTCATCCAACGTTGGATCGATTGCTGTGTATCCTTTACGACCATATCCTTCAAACGACTGAACAACGCCGATGTCTGACATAGCCATAATCTCAGCAGCTTGCGGAATCATATTAATATTATTTTTGGTAATACCATGATCATGCGTAACAATAATAGGATCTTTAATCGCAGCAACGAAATTGCGGAAACGATCAATGTATTTACCTTGCTTGCGTGTAGGCATTGAGTGAATAATAACAATATCACAAGTATTAACTTCAGCAACAACTTCTGATACGGCGTTAGCTGTATCTTCTAATTTAAGCGTTAGTATTGGACCTAACCAAGTTGTGTCCTTTGATCTGTTAAATTTGTGATTATTATCAAAATCGATAACTAATGATTCATGACCTTGTTTAACAAGCCATTCCTCAAATACGTTAGCGCCTTTAGTAACGCCGCATCCTTCAATACCTTTGCCAAAAACAAACGCAACCTTCATAAAAAACTCCTAGTATACTTTATCGTATTATAGAACTATTATAACACGATTCTAAGGAAATGTACACTTATATCTACAAAAATAATGTCTTAAAGAACACTATTATTGTGTCGTAATACATAATACCTAATATCAATAGAATCCAAACATAAAGTGATTCTACTAGTCTGATTGTATCCTCATAAGAGAGGCCAAATATAGACTTACAAAGTCCCGCATAAAGTTTTATCATTACCACGAAACACCAAATCAGTACGGTGACTAAAAGCACCAGTGTGATTGTTTCCAACTGTAATTCCCTCCGTTATTGGTCAATGAATTCATAACCAACTCCTGCTTCATCAAAAATAGCTTGGCTTAATTTCCAAGATTCTATCCATTCTTCTGGAATTTCTTGAGCAGGCATTACTACCTTCTTAATTCCAACTTGTATAATACCCTTTGCGCAATCTGAACAACAAGGTAAACCATGAACATATAGTGTAGCTCCATCTAGTGAAACTCCATTATATGTTGCGTTGTATATTACATTCATTTCTGCATGCACTACTAGCTTATATTTAGTAGGCCTATCATTATACCTTTCTTGAGAATCGTCTACGCCACGCGGAAAACCATTGTAGCCTTGAGAAAGGATTTGACCTTTATCTCCAACTGCAACGGCTCCGATCTTACGTGAAGGATCTTTAGACCATTCAGCAACCTGCTTTGCAAGTGCTAGGTATCTATCATTCCATTTGTTTGATACTTTAACGTATGGGTCAAGTTTGTACATATATGGATTATTTGACAAGATCAAAGTGCCTCTCGTATACGTGAAGATTCTGTACCTGCCAGATCATATCACCTAAGGTTATATTCGAATGAATGAATGGACCAGTGCCACTGTTAATATCTTTAATTATTGACTTCATAACATATTGCTGCCATGCATAATCATTCTTATATCCAAAGACAACATCATTAGAACGCATTTGAACTACAGCATGTAACTTGCTATCACGAATATAATACGTTACAGCATTCGTACAAATAAAGTCTGACATACCATTTTCATCAAACTCTGTCCAGATTGAAGGACGAGTATAGATCATTTCAGCGCGACGTGTGTCAGGATCTCTTATGAGTTCTGTTACAGCTTTTGCATACTGATTATGATATTCATTAGAGAAGATCAGTTTACCATAGTTACTATTGATGTTACCATGAGCATCTGCAGCGTATTTCCATGCGGCCGGTGGTTCACGACCTGGACCATAGATGTCATTAATATTAGTAGACTGACCACGATACCAGTCTATCTCTGCTTTGATGTATTCTTCAGAAGGTACACCAAAGATGCTAGCTTCATCAGCAAGGAATGTTGCACCAAGCATTTCAATCATCTTAGCACCTGTTTTATCAACAGTAAACATTTTATGCTCTAGATTGTGAATAAAATCACTACGAATACTACTTACACGATATGATTGATGTATCATACTGAACCACCTGTAAGGTCTCTGACGTCTTTAATATCAGCGATATTCCATCCTACTTTAGGACTATGTGGCTCAGTAGAAACACTGTCGTTTTGTTTATTAGGCGCTTTATACCTATCATCCATATGAAGATGGCCATCAGACATATGAGTCATAAGAATCATAAGCTGAGTATTTGCATGAGCAAGATGGCTTAAGCCAGATTCAGGATCTAGATTTTCACCATTCCAAAATGCATTAAGATGCCGTTGGATAGAAGCATAGGTACGTGACCATTCAGTTACATTACCATCATCACGCCAATTGTTAGGACCATACTTGTTAGCGCCGAAGCCTAAGACTTCAGCAACTTCACGTGTTGCATCAATCGGTATTAGATTATATTGCGGTTTGTTATCATCATATTTCATATTATTGAGCCTTAGCAAATTTATCGTTATTACTATTATACCATGGTTGGGCGGGTTTGTACACTGTATTACACTCTAAATGTTCATTAAATTCAAAACATTCACCTGCTGCCATGGCATGATAGTGATTGTAATATTGTTTAGTAGAATCTGTTTTTGAATCGTGAAGATAACGACGGAAGGTTTTAGGATTGATTACTAGCCGAGGCCAGACTTGAAAACCTGGAACTTCTTCTTTAAGCTGTACTACCTTAGTTGTTACGATATAATCCATGCATCCAGATTCTATATTTCTGAACAACACTTGCAGATCTTTCTTAGCGTAATCAAACCACTTCTTTCCATGGTTCTTTATTTCAAGTTTAAGATCATGCCTAGTATCTAGAACATCCCATCCATACGAGTGACGATCAGCAAGATCAAACTCTTGAGGATTAAGTATTCCTCCTAGTTTAGAGGCAACAGCAAGTTCGCCGATTAAACCAATAGAACAACATAGTTCAATTTGCTCTCTAGTACGAGTTTCTCCGGGATTTGAAAGAATACCATCAACAATATCTGTCTCATAAAGGCGACTATCAATTTTACTTTTAGAGACCCATTGGCCACCACCTAAAAGTCCATCATATATGTTTTCCACGCTATTTCCCTTGTTCTTTACTTACTATAATTTCTGCAGCACGTTTTGCGTTAGCTGCAGAATCGAATGAACGAGTGTATGCTTTCCGTAATTCATCTGTTTTATCAGATATTTTCCATACAAGTCTGTTTGAGTTGCCGTTGCGACCTTTACCGTATAACGATGGGTCTGTTGCACGAGTGATTTCAAAGCGTCCATCAGGAGATAGCCACTTAAACCTTTCAGTTGAACCACCGCCACGAGCACGGCCAAATCCATCTGAAACCTTTTTCCATTTGATTTTTGGAATTGCTGCTTCTTGAAACGACTGAAACGACTTCATATCTATTTCCTTTTTGATTAACTTAGAACTATTATATCACTATTTGATAGGTTTGTACACTGTTTTCTTAGAACATTTTGATCTAAGGTTATGTGTTATCGCCATCAGAGTATTTCATCTTTGACTTATCGAAGACTGTTTTCTTTTTCTTGACTGTGGGTTCAAGACCTTCTATAATTTGATTAGTTCGAAAGATTGAATCCCAATTGTTACTATACTTGACATTATTCTTAGTGCGAGAAGAATCTCCCTTACCACCATGCCACGATGAACTCATTTCTTGTCTCCTATACTTGTTAATTTTTCTATCAACTCTTCTATGAGAGAGATGTCTTCGTTGTCGTTAGTGTCAATTTCTAACTCGATTTTAATAATCATAATTGGTTTTCCATTACGTATGATATAGCTCTTTCAGCTTCAGTATCAAACGCACGACTTTTATACCAGCCGCCAGTATCTCTATCTAATTCCTTACACATGTGAACCACTTCTGGAGTACTGATAGGATACTTCTTACTTATAGCATTTCCTGCAACTGATACCATGAAGGCATACATCTTAGCATACCAACCAGTCTGAGAGATTGCGTTGTATTCAGCAATCATTCTACGACTAACAAATGGGCAATCAGTATATGAAGACCATGAGTAGTTTGTGTTAGTAAGACCATTAGCACGATACTGCAGAATAGAGTTTCTCATCGTTTCTGACATGCCATCGAATATAGTCTTTGGCTTCTGTGGCATTGGATGCTTACTTATAAATGCTGTAGGATTAATAATATCACCAACATTAGTGAAAATAAAGTTATTAGCATTAGCATACGAAGCAGGGATGTAATACATTCTCGATAAGTCTTTAGTCTGCTTATCTCCGATAGCTCCAAGCTCCGAGTTGAGCGCCCACCAGAACTG